AGGTTCTATGCACCAAACACTATCAGCTAGGGCTGAGGTAGACTCTAGGACTTCCCTTGTGTGGGCTAGGCGCAAGGCTGTGATAAATAAAGTGTTCTTCCTACAAGATGACCATTGCCTAAAGGCTTGGAACTCTGAGGTTGGTAGGGCCATAAAGACGCTAGAAAGGAATAACAAATGACTTATAGACTATCGACAAGAAGCTATCAGAGTCTTTCGGGGGTACATCCTGATTTAGTAGCTGTAGTCAAAAGGGCTATTAGCATTACAGAGCAGGACTTTGCTGTTACCGAAGGTATACGTCACATTGAACGACAACGACAGTTAGTAGCTAAGGGGGCCTCTAAGACGATGAACTCTAGGCACCTAACAGGCCACGCTGTAGACCTAGTACCTTGGCCTATCTCATGGGATTGGGAATACTTCTACCCTATCGCGGATGCTATGAAAACTGCTGCTGAAGAACTTGGTGTAGCTATCACTTGGGGTGGTGCATGGCATTTAACGCCCTTTAACGACTATAAAGGTGTTGCAAAAGAGGCTTACAATGATTATGTAGACTTGCGTAGGTCACAAGGTAAAACGCCTTTTGGTGACGGCCCGCATTTTCAACTTAGTAGGAGGAAGTACCCGTGAAACAACAGTGTGTAGGTTGTAGCTTAGTTAAAGACATTTCCGCTTTTGAGTGGCAGAAGAACAGACCAAACCCACGAAAGAAATGCCAGCAGTGTAGGCACGATAGTAGAAACTACGAAAAAGAATACACTTACCGTAACAAGAAGCGTAAAGAGAAGTATTGGGCAGACCCCGACAAGGCTAGACAGGAGTGGGAAAAGCATAAGTATGGTGTGTGCAAAGAAGATTTTTCATACTCCGAGTGCTGGATTTGCAGCTCTTCTAAGAGACTTTGTATAGATCACTGCCACAGTAGCGGTGAGCCAAGAGGTCTTCTTTGCACGAAGTGTAATTCTGCGATAGGCATGTTTGAAGATAGTATCGACAAAATGATAAAAGCTGTAGAATACTTATCAGACGGGCCTCACTTTGAACTTGATTGGAAGAAGTACCCAAAATGAGCACAGAATCTTGGCACTTAAACAAAACAGTACCCATTAGTTTTATCCTAGCTATACTAATGCAGACTATCGCCCTTATCTGGTTTGTAGCTACACTACGTAATGATGTGGACAACAACTCTAGTGCTATCATACGTGCTCAAGCACAGGTAGAGGCTGTAGATCGTGTAGTACGTGACCAATCAGTCCTTTTGGCTAGGATAGATGAAAACCTAAAGGCTATTAAAAATGCCATCGAGAGACAATAAAGAATTAGAAGTACAACGGGGAAAGAGGAAGACTGCTAGGCTCTTTGAGTTTATATCTATCGTCCTATTGGCATTAGGTGTGTACGGATTTAAGGAGACTCAAGGTGTATTCATACTTGCCTTCCCTACGTGTTTGGCCTACGCGGCTTCCCTACGTGGTCTTGATGCTAAGTGGCCTTCTTCTACTGACAGGGTGCGGAGGTATGAACCCCCTGAGCCTCCTGTCAGGTAGCGGCACTAATGTAGCAGCCAACACTCAAGTAGGGAAGACTAACAACCAGACTGTAGGTACTACGAACAATGTAGAACAGACTTTAGTTAGGCCCAGAGCTAACACCATTAAGCAGAGTAGTGACAGCAATAAGGTCCAAGCGGATAACGTACAGACTGTAGTAGTCAATGAAGTCCCTGTGTGGGTGATACTACTGCTAATCCTTGGGTGGCTGTTCCCTAGCCCTAACGAGATAGCAAGGTACATAAGAAGCCTATTCCACCTTAAGCGCACTTAAGATGCACGATAGTTACAAACGACAAAACCCCAGAGAATCCTTGAGTGGACTCTCTGGGGTTTTCTTTTGTCTTATTACTACGCTTGGTTTATACGGTCTTGAGCGATCTTAAAGTAATCTTCATCCAATTCGATACCTATAAAACTCCTGTTAAGGTTCTTAGCTGCTACACCCGTAGTACCAGACCCCATAGTGAAGTCAAGGACTGTATCCCCCTCATTACTGGATGCTTCTATCAAACGACCCATAAGTGCTACGGGCTTTTCAGTGGGGTGGACCTTAGACCTTCCTACGGGGTTTTTCCACAAGGCTTTTTGGCACTTTTCATTAAATGTAGATTTGGCTTTACGAGAGAACACACAAAACTCTAACCCTGAGAGCCACAACCTACTACCATTTATTGGGCTAGGGTTAGACTTTTCCCAAGCACCCACACGAGTTGTTAGTCCTAGTGACTTAAAGTGCGTGACAATCCCACTGATCTGTTGAGTACCACAGAAGACATAAAAAGAACCCTTACATACCCTAAAGGACTCCCGAACCATGGCCTCTAAGTCAATATCACAAGTGTCTGCGTTACCACGGTCCAGTTTCCTAAGACCTGAACTTTTTTGGTTGACTTCTCCATAAGGTATATCAGATAAAACCATATCTACACTACCGTCAGGAATCTCTTTCATACGCTCTAAACAATCGCCTTGCATTAGGTTAATCATACAGGTTCTCCCCACACAACACATCGGTACGAAGCTACGTACCGCCCTTTAGAGTCTGCATAGCCCATGGCATTACCTAGATCAGCTTGGCACTCTAGCACACTCTTGAAGAACGTACGCTTAGTGATAACCTCACAGTCAGTAATCACATCAAAGGAACATATAAGCGCTAAAGCTGTAATCATTCTTTAGTCTCCTTTAAGGCTTCGATAGCCCAAGCATTATACTGGTGGGCTTTCTCTAGGTCTTCTACGGGCTTACCTTTGTACATAGCCCTGTGTTGGTACTTAATCTGGTTACCCCGACAGTAAGCAATGAAACCATCTTTACCCAAGACCTGACGGATGTAGTCGATACACTCAATACCATCCCCGTGGTTGTAGTGACTAGGTTTACTTACCGCATCGAAAGTGTCAATCTTAAGGCTTCCCACCAGTTCAAGCTCCTCTTCTGAAACCCACCAAATCCTCTCTTCAAAACCGACACACTCGTATTTAAATGAGCTTGAGTCAAAGGCAGAGTATCTAACATTTACAACAGTAACTACCTCCCCGTCCTCAAAGCCGTGACTTGAGATTCTGTTATCAATAATCATTACTTTAGAGCCAATATCTAACTTATTTTTCATGTGTATCTCCTTTTCGTTTACTTAATAAGAACTGTCTGACAGAGTGACCCAAACTGTATATACCACCACTACAATAATCAAAGGTGCAAAACCCGCAGCTGCAAAAAATGCTAGGTAATCAGCACTACCCCAAGGGACCACATGCTGTACACCCTCACAAATGTTGTAAATAGTGCTCTTACCAATATCCATAGATGTCTTGAGGCAGTCCGAGTAGTTTATTCCTAGTTGTTCCATCTACACACCCTCCTCGGTGAACACCTTAATCCATGAACGGCATATATCACTACGGATCACATCGTCAATACCAAACTCAACGATAGGGATGGGTAACATATACTTCTTAGCGTAGTGTACCAACTTAGTTAGCCCATCCGTCTCTGTCAAGTCGCTCTGTTGTATATCCCCATTAAGAACCAGCTTAGAGCCTTCCCCAATACGAGTAACAAGCATCTTGACTTCTTGCAGTGTTATGTTCTGTGTCTCATCTACAATAACGAAAGTATCCTCAAAGGATCGTCCTCTCATAAGTGCTAGAGGGGCAATCTCAATATTACCATTCCGTAGTGCAGTTTCTACTACACCCTTGGTCAAGTGACGCTCTAGTACGTCTAAGACTGGTAAGGCCCAAGGCATAGTCTTCTCATGTAAGTCACCCTTAAGGAAGCCTATGTCACGTCCTACAGCTACATGAGGTCGGGTAATCACAATCTTGTTTACGTTCTTTAGGTGGTACTGGTTAGCTGCAAAAGTAGCTACACAATACGTCTTACCCGTACCTGCTGGCCCGAAAACAATAACTTGGTCAGAAGACTTTAGGGCCTCTAGGTATTCCCCTTGTTTATCATTCTTAGGTACTAGGTGGATAGGCTGCTTCTTATCATCGTGCTTGGTCTTAACCCGTTGTGTCTTTACTTTAGGTTGTTGCTGGACCATGATAGTGGACCTTCTGTAAGGATTTCTTTAAGTTCTGTGTAGCCACCTACTAGGGAGCCGTCAGGTTTGAATACCTGAGGTACAGTCTTTAGGTTGGCTTTCTTCATAAGGGTTAGTACCCATTTACTGCTGCTAGAACTTAGGTTGTAGCTGAAGTGGTTCTGCTCCTTCTCCAGTAACAGTTCTTTAACCTTATCACAATAGCTACATCCATCTTGTGTAATGACAATCCACATGCTTTACCTTCCCTTTGATTTAAGTAAGCAGTTTAGACACATGCTTAGGTGCTTTGTGAAAGTACGTCACAGAACCCGCCTTGGCAGACCTAATGTGAGAACCCTTCCTTTGTTTAAGGCTTGTGGTGGTAAGGCCCACGTAGACCTTACCGTTAGTTACATTAGTTGCTTCGTAGATTATCAAACGCCACAACTCCCCCCAGAACCGCTAATGTCGCAAATATCGTGCGTCTCTACGTGCTCATAAAACTCTTCCCCCAACTTACTGACGGCCTCAGAATAAGGTACAGAAGTCAGTGGTTGACCACCACGAGCACCGTCTGGGTAGCAAGTGAAGCCGCGAAGTCTGTGAGCATAAGACGCCAAGGTATCAGAGAACTTGTCTATAGTACCCTCGTTGTTCAGTTTGCTACCCCAAGATGGTAGGTTGATTGTAGATGAGATGGACATATCCACGTAGTCTTGAACATCCGCTTGGAACTTAATACGCTTCTCATAGTCGTCCGCAAGGTCAATAGCACTTTCAACCTTGTTGGGGTCAGCCCCGTAGAACTCAATCAACTCTTGTGCAGCACTATCTACAACATACTGGTAAGCCCAACGGTCCTTGCCTTTCAAGTAACGCCGTTTGTAAGCTACAGCAAAGATAGGCTCAATACCTGTGGATGTGCCAGCTAGGATACCAATAGAACCTGTAGGAGCTACTGCACGGTTAGCCACGGGACGTGTAATACTCAAGCGGTCTGCAAAGTTCTTGCTTACATCGTCTGACACACCCTCATAAACTGACAACCACTGGTGAAGCTCTGGGGTGACTTCATATTTGTAACCTTTCTTGATAAGCCACTCATGTACACCCATAAACCCTAGACCCAACCGACGATTCTTAGCCCGTGTAAGGTAAACTTTATCGTAAGGCAGTTGAGCCTTAAGTGTGCCACAAATCAGGAACATCGTACCCAAGCGCACTACATCCCGAAGTTCTTCAAGGCTTTCAATACGACCAAAGTTCAGGGAACCAAGGTTACATACATCGCTATCATCCTCAGAAGTCACTTCTGTACATGCGTTACGTAGTGTCTCATTCTCTTTATCAAAGAAGTTAAACGAGAAGCCCGGTTCTGCTGTCTGCATTGCCTGACGCACATTCTGCTTGAACACACTACCAACATCACCTGTCTTCCAGTAGTTTAGTAGCCAGTCAGTGTCGTAGTTCACAGAGATGTTGGTCATATCCAAAGGTGCTGGGAAGTTAAAGTCATCTTGCTTAATGTCCCACAGGGTCTTACCAGTTTTACCTACTGGCATAGACTCCCAATCCTTAGCCTTAAGGAACTTTTCGATATCCCCATGCTGCCAGTTTAGTGAAGCATAAATAGCAGATCGTCGAGAACCCCCTTGCATAACCCGACGACCAATCTCATTAAGCATATTCATCTTAGGGATTGGACCAGATGCCTCCCCACCTGTCTTGTGGATAGGGGTACCTTCAGCACGGTACACGGAGTAATCTACACCAATGCCACCACCAGTCATAAGACAAGACTCAGCCTTCCAAGAAAGATTAGCCCAATCCTCACGGGTATCCTCTTCAGCTTTAAGGAGGTAGCAGTTATTGAAGAACTTGTTAAGGCGACCTGCGTAGTATAGGTAGCGACCACCGGGGATGAACTTAAGCTCCCGAATGTACTTCTCTAGTTGGTCTTTATCTTCTTTAGATACTGCATCACCACCAGCAGACATTACGTCTTCTACAAGGGTCTTAGAAAGTGAAGCCCATGTCTCTGCACCCTCATGTCGATATTTGTGGTTAAAGATGTCTTCCGAAAACTTGCTACGGAACATTGGGTTTAGGTTGGACTTGTATTTACTCATTTGTGGTAGTACCCTTTAATAACTGTTTCGATATTACACCGTGCAATACCCATGTCTAGCAAGTCTGTATCGCTAGTGCTTGCTCCCGTTTCTTTCTAGCTTCTCTGTAGGCTCTGTAGTCTTCTAGTGCGCTCAAGTTACATCCTCCTTATCTTCATACAACCGTTGTTTCATGCTAGGGGGTACACCCAAGTCATCTAACTTCTTCTCAGCTACGTCTAGGCGCAACCTACCTTCGTGGTACTGATTGATAATACCATCCCCTACGATTAACCAAGCTGGGATTACGTTATTCCAACTCACACTAAGTCTCCTAGTTCTACCTTGGGGAAGTCCTTGTTCTTAAGAATCTTCCCGTCTTCCCTACGTTTAATACTACCATCAGGTTGAATACACCGTCCAATGTTATTCTCATGTACCCTACGTACAGCCTCATCCAAGTCCCACCCCCGTACATTAGCGTAACCATAGATCACGTACACAAGGTCAGAGAGTTCCTTAAGTTCTTTGGTAGGATCGTACTCTTGTGCGTAGTGTTTAGCTACCTCACCAGACTGTAGGTTAGTCTCAAAACTCCACTCTTCGTACTCCTCATCTACAAGTGACTCAGACAGCAAAGCATTAGGCTCTTGACCCATAGTCTTTGCGAACTCTTTAACCATTTCCATCACACCCAAAGAATCACTCATAAACTCAAACTCTAATCGCTCTTCACCCATGTCTTCCATATTCCTTTCGTAATGCTTCAATAGAGATGAACTCAGGATCATATACACCGTCTTCTACATTACGCAAGTACACAAGACCACGCCACCAAAGATTATTTACATTACCAGCCCAACCTGAGTCATAGTCCTGATACACCCCAGCTACAAGACCCATGATCTTCTTACCGTTAGACCCTGACCGAATAGCAAAGTCTGCTGTGTGGCTATGACCTACGATACATGAACTGTAGTTCTTCTGCAAGAGACTAGCTGCATGATGTTCTCCCCCAATAGGGCGACCCATAAGACCTGACACCATGAAGTGAGCAAAAGAAATACCGTCTAAAGTAATAATACCCGGTGTACCACCTTCATACATAACTACATCGTGGTAGTAATCTTCCAACTGTAAGTTGCTGTAGGAGATACCATAGCGTTCCCCAGCTAGGTGAGGCTCATATTCCAAAACCTTAGAAATACGGTGGCAGTGGTTACCCTCAAGGAATACCCTACGTGGCTGTTTCTTCTTAGACTTCTTCATAGGGTGCCATACCCGATCCTGAAAGTCCAACCCAGCGTTAATATCCCGTTCATAAGACGCACCGTGGAAAGATGCTTTACCCTTGTCAAAAGAACTGAGGGAAGGCAAGTCCCAAGCATCTCCGATATTCACTACAACATCTGGCTTGCGGTCTTTAATAAGTTGACCCACCCAGTCTGCCCTATCATTGTTGTGGTCAGGATGAGAATGTTGGTCGCCGATGATCAAATAGTCTTTACCCAATTTCCAATACCTCTACGTTAGCTTTCTTTGCTCTTATTACCATATCTTTTGTTCCTACACCACATACTAGAATCTTCACTGTGTATCCCCTTTAATTATTATAGGTTCAATAGAACCCTTAAAGTGCCTAACCCATGTATAAGCCTCTTCTACAGTCTCGAAGTACCACTCTACTCCCTCAGTAGCACCTTCTCTCTCTAGCAACACCACCAGAAAACACTCAGCCTCTTTTGGGCCTGTCCACTCAATACCTAAGTCCTGCTGAGTGAACGGCCCTTCAATGATACTGTGGATAATCAAGGTATTGTTTGTAGCTACATCAAAGACACCTTTAGGTGCATACTTGATAGACATAGTCTTACCCGCATTAGCTAACTTTAGGCTTGAGGACCAGAGCCACATACCCAACTTAAACCTGTTCATTAGTCACTCCTCTAGCCATTCCAGTGGTACTAATTTATCTGAGTATAAGAACCCGTGCTTACTACACCAGTCACCATAAGTATTCTTAGACCCTTTGTACAGCTTAGAGTTACTGTTACTAAAGACAAACCGTATGTCTAACTCAGGGTGTTGCTCTTTGATAAGCAAGTGTTTAGCCCTGTCTGAACTAACGAACCTACCCTTACCCTCGACTATGATACCATTGTGAAGCCTAAAGTCAGGTAAGTATGAAGACACCTTCTTTTGGTACTTGATCTTGAAGGTCTCGTATTCGTAGGTGTAGCCTTGGTCCTCTAGGTCTTTAGCAATCTTGTACTCTAAGCCTGATCTGAAGTCGCCCTTTTTAATTGTCACTAGGTGGCTCCCACATTTCATCAGGATACCTACGCAACCAAAGCAACCTAGCGTTCTCTAGTACACGTTCTACATCACCATCGTAAGCCTTAACACAAGCTTCATACAGTTCTTGTTCTGTAGTCAACCCATCAAGTATCTTACCTGCCTTCACAGGCCCTACACGGTGGATACCCTTAATGTGGTCGGCACTGTCTCCCGTAAGTATCTGGGTATAGAAGAACTTGTTACCTTCGTCCACACTAATGTAATTCCACTCATTCTTAACGAAGTTGAAGTTCCACCCATGTAGCTGCATCATGTCTTTGTCGATTGTACACACTACAGTAGTCTCAGGGTCACCAATACAAGAGGCAATACCAATTAGGTCATCAGCTTCTTCCCCTTG